CAGGTACGGAAAGCCCATGTCGGGGAAGCCGTCGTAACCCTGGGTCAGGCCCGAACAGACCTTGAGAAGGGCGATCGGATAAACGATGGCGTCCAGCGCCCATATATGAAGGATGGTCTCCAGGTCCAGTTGGTCCGATTTCTGGGCGAACCACTCCTGAAAACTCCGGGCGGCGGCCCTTAACTGGGGATCACGGGTCTCAACTAGGATTCTGGGGGAGCGGGACACCAGATGTCGTGACAGGATTGAGGTCTGCATCCTGAGGAACGGCATGATGACCCGCTCCTTGGCACCGCCCGAGCCATAGTGCCGGCCCACGATCTGCCGCCAGATGTCGAGGCGCTTCTGGATGCCGGGCATGATCTGGCGGCGTGACCACTGGATCGAGTCGCAGAGGTTGACCAGAAACTTCTCTGGAAACTGGGGAATGTCGGATTCCGGCTCCACGTAACTGCCGGTCATGGTGGTTGGTTCGTCGTCAAGAAGGGTCGGCATGAATCACCCTGTTTCGGATGGGGGTGACAAGTGTCACCACCCATCACTCCCCCAGCCATCGTTCACGAGCGCCATGCGCTCCATGTCCATCTGGTCCCGCCACGCCATCGAACCAACCGGCGGCGCCAGCTCCTCCGGCTTCTGCTTGCTCTTGAGGAACACCGTGCCGTCCTCTTCGATCAGCAGATTCGCCAGAGCGTCGGCGGTGACGATGTCGCCGTGGTTGGCGCCGGCCCCAGCTGGATCGTCCTTGAGAAGCTTCAGAGCGTGGCTGACACTGCGGCCATCATAGACAAATTCCAGACATTCCGCCAATGCTTCCTTGCTTGGGTTCAGGAAGGTGCCTGACGATAGGGACTGGCGGTACTGCTCCATGAGCACGCGATTGGCGTCGGCGTTGGAGGTCCAGCCGGGGTCGTCGGTCATCTCCGGAGACAGGGAATTGGTCGAACGCTTGCGGAAGTAGACGTTGCCATATTCCAGGTTGTTCATGAGCTCCTTGCGGAAGTGGCCTCCGGGACCGTTGGCTTCCCAGATGACGATGGCGCCGTGGAAGAAGGTGGCGAGATCCTTGACGGATTCGGCAAACTTCTCTGGTCTGAGGAAAGGGTCACTGAGTTCGCCAACCTTCTCTCCCGTATCAAGGTTAACCACGCTCGCGGTGGAAGGGGTCGAGTGGGCGCCTCCAACTCCAGAGGCGACATCACAACCAATTCCGTATCGGCCCTTAACCGCACGGCCATCAGGTCCAGGTCTTGTCCATAAACGTAGATTGCCACCATTCATCTCCTGAAAGGTTTTGCCGACCATGCGACCCTGAAGGTCAGGTGACCGGCCAAACTCGCTCATCAGCCGGGTTATCTCGTCCCCGGCGAAGAACTGCCAGCCGGCCGACTGGGCGTCGATATCGAGGATTTCGGCGATCGCCTTCTTGTTGTAACCCAGCGTCTTGCACATGCCGTCATACCACGGCGAACGCTGCTTGCCGTCCTTCGTGTAGAGGCCCTGGTTCTTCCTGGGGTTATCAGCCCAGTGCAGGCGAACCTTCTCAATCACGTCGTCAGGCAGCTTGGAGAGCCGATAGAACTGGGTGTGAGTGCCGTTGAACGTGCCGTTGAAGATGCGGCAGCCCGAGCACGAGGCGGTATTGAGGTAGAGGGGGCCGGCGTCGGGGACCAGAGGAAATTCGTCAAAGAACATCCCCGTGAAGCGACCACCAATACCGGATCTGCTCGTAGTTGAATCGCCAGCGAAGGTAGATCCCGTATCCTTGTTGGTCCTTGAAAGCTTCGTCCGTGCTAACCTGGGTAATAACCAGTCCGGCTGGTGGTCGAGGCAGAAATCGAACTTCCCGAAGACGCTCTTCATCCCAGTCGTCACATAATCTTCCTTGTAGTGCATTGCGAAGAAGTCGAGCTGGTCCTTGCTGAATTGCCAGTAGAACTGAAAGAGTAGGCCACATATCCACGATCCTCCTTCGTCTCTGGACTTCAGCAGCATCATGTCCCGCTGTGGGCCAGTCTTGGGGCGCAGTGCACGCTGCATGGCCAGGAGGGCCTTGTCCTGGGATGGGTAGGTGACAAATGGCGTCTTGGTCTTCTTGAGCCGTGGGTCAAAGCACCAGACCCAGGTATTCACCCAAAAGAGCAGGTCGTTCTGGGTGCGGTCCTTGAAATAGGCCCGGCGCTTCTTGTTCTGACATGCTTGCCAGACCCAGGCCCGCCACAGGCGGTTGGTGGGAATGTCGCGAGGCGGGGAGAAGTCACTGGGAGACATGATCGCTCTTCACTCGCTTGTCTTTACGCCTCTTGAGCAACTCGTGCACAACGACCATGGACATGGCCTGCATCAAAAGCTTGGCATCATCATAATCGCCGTTGTCCAAAGCCTCGTGGCTCATGGCACGCAACACGTCCCTGGCAACCACATACTTGGAGTATTCGTCACTCACGCAGCACCTTCTTCACCTTCTGCCACTCCTCCCGGAGCAGCCCCTCCATCTGTTCGTCCTTCGCCGCCGCTTCCTCCGTCGCCGCCGGGTTCTGGGCCCGCTCCCTCGTCCAGTAGTCCGTCTCCAGCTTCGACAACAGTGTCAGATAATCCGCCGGCTTCTCCTTCATCATCTTCCGGCAAGCCACCATCCCCGGTGTATCCTCCGTGCTCACCGGCTTCGACTGCACCCACTTCATGTCGAACAACGTCTCCCCCGGCCACGTCTCCCCCAATCCGATTTCGCTTAGGCCCGGCATTCTTCAACCTCCGACAGTCAGCACAGGTCGCTATCCCAATCCTACGACACCTATTGCAAAATGACTGCTTCAAGTCCTCAACCACCCTCGCAATTACCTTCTTCGCCTCCTTCTTCGCAACCCTTACTTCCTTCTCACGAGCACGATTCTTCTCCGGAGTGTCCGTCACATTCGGCGCACCACCTACCTTTCTCCCCCTCCTGATCGGTGCCGGCACCACATACTCACCATTCGTCGCCATGTGCAGCATATTCCTCCGCACCCAGTTAGACACCGTCTCACTATGCGACCTCGCCGCGGCCCTAATAATCAACGCCTCGTCCTCCGTTACCCATGCTCCAACACACACATGATTCCGGCCCATAATAAATTCCTTAAGCTATTTCCATCCTTGACAATCCTATCCCACACTCCATACCATGACAACCCCAATGGAATTACCTTAAGCTTTATCATTCGTGTCATATGGCACAGCACTCCATTGAGATGACGCCCTGAACTGGGAACGGTCCCACGCGAGGACCCGCAGCACCCCACCCCGGTCTGGGTCAAGCCTCCGCCAGGCGGTGTGTTCGTCGTAACCTCAAGCAGGCCATGGGCGTACGATTTGACGGCGAGCGGTTTTGTGAGCGGTTCGAAGTCCATCGGGGGTCGATGGTGGAGAGCCGACGTTCAGGAGTGATGCGATGAGCCAGTCCAAAGGTGTGTGGGTGAGTGAGTGGACAGTGGGCGTGAGCCCTGAGGCGGAGCAGGACGCTATCGAGGTAGCGATGTACGAGGCGGAGCAGGAGAGACGTCAGGTGCTGGCGGATGAGCAGGCGTTGGTGCCTCCGGGGTGGGGGAGTGTGGATGGTGGCGTGGTGGATGATGAGGATGCGGTGTGTTGTGCCTGTGGCCGGCTGCAAGACACCTGCTGGTGCCACGTTAGGACGAGTGCGTGGCATCGGACGGAAGGGGGTGCCGCATGAGCCTGGCCATGTGCTGCGTCCTGGTGGTGGCGTTGTGGTGCGTGTTTGAGCGTGTGGTGGACCACGTGTATGCCGAGTAGCCTTCGGTGCTTCCCCTGGTGTGAGCAGGGGATACGCCAAGGGCTGCATGGTGTGGCCTGGTGCCTGTGGAGGGTAGGACAATGGCAGTCAAGCACAGTGATGGGTGGATGCTGGAAACTTCAGCCCCGTGGGCAGCCCACAACACCTGGCGGGCTTGGGTGAGCGACCGGGAGAGGCGTATTGTGGGCTACGCTAAGTCGGCTGTGAGTGAGGAGTTGGCCATAAGTGCCGCTGTTGGTGAGGCTTTGGCCGCCATCCGACGCCAGGAGAAGGCGGACAGGCTGGCTGTATACGGGCTGACTGCGCAGGAGGTTGTGGCCTAGCTATCGCTGCTTCCCCAGTGCCCAGCTGGGGATACGGCGAGTGCTAGACCTGGCGGCTAGACTCGTGGCTTTAGTGGAGGGTAGGACGATGCGAGGGATTGACTACGGCATGGGCCAGACCAACATCGACCGTGAGACCGGCATCCGCTACGGTGTGATCCACCATGGCGAGATATGCCAGGCTTGGTCGGACAGCTCGGAGGCGGACTACGGTGATCCGACGTGCCCCAAGTGCGGCGGCAAGGCGGTGGATACTACCGACCCAGAAGGCGATGTGCATCCTGGCGACGATGGTGCCCGTGACGACTACACCGTGCTGCATCATGCTTGCGGTGATTGGGCTTGCGACGACTGCCGCATGCTGTTCGATGGAGAGGACGCCTACGGTGAGGAACCCAATGGCTACTACCTCGACGACGGGGAGTACGTGGCCACGCAATCGGGTGATGACTGCGACGTGTTCGTGCTCAAGAGCCCATACTACACTCGTGCCGCCTTCTGCTCGCCATGTGCCCCAGGTGCGTGCTATCTCCTTAGCCCATGCGAGGATGGGGCCAAGGCATACTGCTTTGGGCATGACTGGTTTGACGACGGCATTGCCCCATACCCTGTGTACCGCGTCTCTGACGATACGCTCGTGAGCCATACGGCCGTAGTGAAGGGGGGTGCGTGATGTACAGCGTATTGATCCCATCGTGGGGCGATGATTGGGCCGCTGAAGGCTGGGTGCCAGTGGGCTGGTATGGATCGGCTGAGCAGGCCCTAAGGTGTTGGCAGCGGCGGTTTTGTGTGACGTGGCGTGTGGGGCTTCCTCTGGTGGCCAGTGAAGGGGGTGCTGTATGAGTGCAGGTATACCAAGGCTTTACAGTGTGAGCTACACCAATGGGCCGAACGACAACGGCCACTGTGTCACGTTCTGCACCTTGGCCGAGGCTGAGGCGGCCAGGCGTGAGCTAATGCGTGATGGGTGCCAGCCTGGGCCAGTGTGTGAAAGCTGGCAGGACACTGGCGAGGTGTACGAGGACTAGTCCGACCTTCGGTGGCGCCACGGCATGATCCGGGGCGCCTCCAAGGGCCGGACTTTCTGGCCTGGTGGAGTACGGAGGGATTAGCGATGGACGGTGCAACGGTGTACGTGAGCTATGGCGATGAGCGGGCAAGGGTCTACAGTGCCGGCGGGATCGGCTTCGACCAGCGCATTCGCGGCATCGGTTGGGTGGTGGACGATGAGCCGTCGCCGGTGATCGAGCGCTTGGCTTATGCCGTGCGTGACGAGGCTTTCCCGTTCCTGGAACCCAAGGGCCGCCTGAGCCGCCGCTTGGCCGAGCTGGAAGGGGGCCAGTGATGTACTCCGTCATGCTCGTGGCCTGGATCGAGGACGAATGCGGGCGCCGCCAAGAGTGGCTGCCGGTGTCCTGGTGGTTCAATGCCGCGTCCGCTACCTCGTGGGTGGCGTGGAAAGGGTGGAAGCGTGGGGGCTGGCGTATTGGCCTGCCCGTGGTGGTTCAGGTGCCGGCGGTGCCGGTGCGATTCGAGTGGGAGGGTAAGAGTGATGCGTGATCTGCGTGGATACATCGTTGAAGCCCTGCTGTGGGGCGAATGGGTTGAGGTGTGGCGCGGCACCCATGAGGGAGAGCAGCAACGGCAATACGAGATGGTGGCCGCTCGCCGTGGATATGAGAATGTCCGCATGGTTGGCGTGCAAGAGGAGGTGGACCATGCGTGATAGCGATAGGCTGGCGTTGGCCAGAGAGCGATTGTGTGCCGTGCAATTGGCCATGAGCCGCCTTGGCCACAAGTTCGACGCCGGTAGGCCCTGGTTAGCCGTATCGGCCTTTGCCGAGACCATGGCCGCGCTGGTCAACCTGGAAGACGCCCTGGGCCAGCCAGTGACCCCGCAAGGGCTGTTTGTGGAAGGGGGTGCCAATTGAACGTAACATTCCGCCTGATGCAGGAGTCTGGCGTACAGGGGCCGGTGAAGACCGTGGCGCTTGAGAACCCTGACCCGCATTGGCGTGCCTTGTCAAGGTGGGCCAGGACTTGGGCCGCTGGCCAGACAGGTCATCCCTGGGACGTGCTAACCTACGAGCTTGAGGACGGGGTGGCACATGAGGTTAGTCAGGGCGAGTTCAGTGACGAGTGAAATCAATGCTTGTTTGGCCTGTGGCATGTCGGTTACTGACCGGACAAGAGACGAGCTGCCCCGAGACAGCGACCGTTGTTCCCACGAATGGGAGGCCGCAACCCATGCGTCTTGATTTCTGGTGCCTGCTGGCCGTCCTGGTGGTCTGGCTGGCCTGATTTGACGCCGATGCGTAGTATGTGGGGAAGTCCTGGCGGACTCAATCACAACAAAAATCGACCGCACCACCGGACCCATCTATGTCCGCCAGGCGTAGCCCGGTGGTGCGGCCATTACTCAACGGTGCCACATGACCAAAGTGCAAGAAAATGCCATTGAACGGCACGGTATGCAGCTCCTGGCCATCTACCGCGATGCCACGGAACGAGACCCGGTGAAGCTATGCAAGGCGATGCGCAAGCTGGAAGCCCAAGGCCACGCGATTGCCCTGCGACTCTGCAATGGGCCTGAGTTTCCCGGAGGCGAGGACGCGGTTGATAGGCGGTGCGAGGTGATCTTGGCCAAGGTGCACGCTATCCTTGGTTCCACCGGGCCGCGGGTGTTCCTCAACCGCGATCCACGCGGCTACGCTCTCAAGATTCATGACCGCTACGTGACCGAGGCCGGTATCCCCATTCATCGTGACTGGGGCGGTTACGGCATCATCGCCCCTGAGATCGGCAAAGACGGTAACTAAACCATGGAATTACTCATCCTGGCGGCCCTACTCGGGGCCGCCTTTCTCTGGGGAGTGATTGACGATGATACCGACCGAGCGCTCGAACATCTGCCGAGAATGCCACCACAGGCCCAGCGGACGGACCCAGGAGTATGGTGCAGATTGTTATTGCCCATGCCACGACGTTGCCGACGCCGCTCCTGAATTACTGGCCGCGTGCGAGTCAGCATTAAAGTACATCCCAGGCAGCGAAGTACGTCGCAGTTGGCCGCCTGGACACGAATTGCGTTGGAATGCCATGCAGCTTATCTTGGCTGCACTGCACAAAGCCCAAGGAGAAATCACATGAGCATGTCAACGTTCGTCTACGGATTCCGTCCACCTGATGAATCCTGGCAGAAGATGAAAAAAGTCTTCGATGCCTGCAAAGCGGCAGACTTTCCCGTCCCTGACAAGGTTTACGCATTTTTCGGAGGTGAATCACCAGACGATTCCGGAGTGCGTATCGACCTGGAAAACACTCCTGCCGTTACCGAATACAGCCGAGACATGGAGCAGGGATACCAAATCGACCTCAGCAAGTTGCCAAAAGACCTGAAATACATCCGATTCATCAATTGTTATTGAGGGTAGACCCATGAGCACTGACCTGGAATCAACCGTCCCCGTAAACCCCATGACCATCCTCGAGCGCTTGACCGCTCAACAGGTAGACCCGGACAAACTCGGGAAAGTGATCGACCTTGTCCGCGAGTGGAACGCGGACCAGGCCAAGAAGGCTTTCGCCCGCGCCATGAACTACTGTCAAGCCGAGATGCCCGACGTCATCCACGACAGCACGAATACGCATACCGGCTCGACCTACGCCAAATTGGATACCGTCCAGCGCGTGGCCAAGCCCGTCTACACCAAACATGGATTTTCACTCTCCTGGAGCGAGGGGCCCGTTGTCAATGGGCTTCGCGAAGTCCTCATGACCGTGCGCCACGTTGACGGCCACACCGAAGTACATCACGGCCATTACCCGATTGACGGCGAGGGCGCGAAGGGTGGCAAAAGCATGAACGCATTGCAAGGGACCGTCTCGGCCCACACCTATGCTTGCCGGGACATGATGAGGCAATTGTTTAACATCGCCCTGGCCAACATGGACCAGGACGGCAACACCTTCGAGGAGTTATCCCCAGGACAGATCGAGGCGCTCAACACACTCCTGGAGCGCTGCCACAAGGAGTGCAAGGATTACAACCCGCAAGGTTTCTGGAGCTGGATACACGCCGAGGACAATACCAAAAAACGGATGAAGGAATTGTCCGCGACGCAATACGACGAAGCGGTCAGGGGACTCACGAACAAGTTGAAACAGGGGGCCAAGAAATGACGCAGCAAGATCAACTCGTGCGTGCCGTCAAGTATGGGATTGAGAAAGGTCATAGCACATTGATTGTGCCGCTTGATTTGCTCAAAGAGCTGCTTGATCGGATTGAGTACCTCGAACGCTACAGGTATCCGCTGCCAGAGGACTTCGACGACGGCAAGCCGGGGTGGATGCCATGAAAATCTACGATGTCATCCAGCCTTCGCCCGAATGGCATGACCTCCGCCGTGTTCGCCCCACGGCATCGGAGTTCGACCGCATCATGATGCCAGGCAAACGCTGCTTGAGCGCTCAAGCCGACAAGTACATCAAGAAGCTGGTGGAGAATCATACCTGCGAATACCTCCCTCCTCGGGCCGAGGTATACCTGACCAGGCCCATGAAGCTTGGCCTTGCCAGAGAAGATGACGCCCGTCGTTGGTACGCTCTCCAAACCGGCTATGAGGTCGTAAAGGTTGGCTTTATCACGACCGACGATGGCCGTTTTGGGGCCAGTCCTGATGGGCTCGTGATGAAAGACGGCAAAGTAATTGGTGGATGCGAGTTAAAATGCCCACTAGCCAAGACCCATATGAAATGGGCGGAAACCGGTGAATGCCCGCGTGAGTATCTGACGCAAGTTCACGGTTCACTTGTTTGCAGCGAGTTGCCATGGTGGGATTTCGTTTCTTATCCGCCGCCGGCTCGCAACGCTTATGAGTATTGCCCACCATTTCGCGTGCGGGTTACGCCCAACGACTTCACCACGGACCTCCGGGAGTGCCTGGAGATTTTTCATGCCCGGTTTATCGAAGCCCTGGAAAGGAGCAAACGAACATGACGCCGATCCAAGAAATCTGGGAAGAAGGAGCACCAAATTATTACATTGGCAACGACTATTGCCGAATGTGCGACATCGCGCCTGACGACTTGTCCTTTGTCCAAGATGCTTTCGATAGATACAAGAAAGCCCAGGCTATTTTGCGAGCCGCTTACAAAACCGCCAATCTTGCTTTATGGGAAGCCACATCATGACCAGCGACGACTATCTGACCCATGACTCGGTAGAGGGCGCCCCCTGGGACACTAGGCCCCTGGAGCAGGCCCAAGACGACATCCTGGGCATCAAGTGGGACCTGGAAAACCACTCCTTGCTCTCGCCAGACATCGGCAATGAATTCGACCGGCTCATCATGATGCTGGAACGTGACATCGACGGCATGAAGCACGCCAACCGCTACTAAAGGAGACCAAACATGAGCGACGATCCACGAGTCCCAGACTATCCGGATCATGAGAGACCCAGAGAGGCAACGCCAACTACACGAAATATGGCACTGCTTGACTACTTCGCCGGCCAGGCCCTCATTGGCCTGCTCTCCCAGGTAGACCACACCGTTGACGGTCATCCCTGCCCGATGTGGAACGGCAACAGCGAGGACCGCGATGCCCTGACTACCTATGCCTATCGTATCGCCGAGAGCATGATGGCGGCACGCAAAATCATCGCTGCCGATAAACCAAGCTAACTTCGCCCCATTTCCCAACCAGGAGTACCCCATGTACGAAGTGACCCAGGAATCCCGCCGTGTGTGGAAGGTAAACGGCACCATCCTCATCGAGCAGTGCACCGAGAAGCCCAAGGCCAGGTTTGACCTCGTATCGTCAACCTACAGCATGGACGAGGACCGCCTGCGCCAACTGCACGCCGCCATCGGCCGCTGCTTGACCGATCTAGCGGCCGAGAAAACGCCGCTGCTTGATGAAATCCCGGCTTGACAACCGGACCAGGCGTGGTAATATCTGCCCTGGATTCGGTGCAACCCAAACAAAACATTTTGAAGCCGCCGCCACTGCCCCGGCAATTCGTCTAGGCACCGAGTCTTGTAACCGGGGAGTGGCCGGCATTTTCAAGGAGCGTCATGAAGACCAAATCTATCCCCACGCCCGCCAACTGGAAGACCGCCAAGGTCCACCCGCTCGCCAATCTGGTTGAGTATGGGTCCAACATCGACGTGGACGGCATGACCAAGCACGCCAAGGAGCACGGCTACGACACCGAGGAAGCGCTCGTCTTTTTCGAAGGAATGCTGCTCGATGGCAGACACCGCCGCGAAATGTGCAAGAAACTCGCCATCATCCCGCCCTGCCGCGAGTTCACCGGCAAGAATGCCTTTGCTTACGTGGCGAAGAAGATTTTTCGCCAACATCCCAGCGTGGCCGAGCGAGCCAAGATTGCGGCAACATTGGCGGATGCGCCTTCAGGAACAAATCAACATACGGTAGGTAAAACGGATGGGGTGACAAATGGCACACCCTCCATGAACACTGACCAGGCCGCCAAAGCTCTCGGAGTAAGCAAACGGTCGGTCCAGCGTGCCAAGGCGGCTTCAAAGCCAGCGAACAAGACAGCTGACAAGCCACCAGCAAAGAAATCTGGGCAAGTCGTCATCGACTGGAAAGATTTCTTCTCCCATTTCGGCCACCTCGTGCGAGCCATTGACAAGGTCGGCAACGGTTACAACTGCAAGAATGCCAGCGAAGCCGAGAATTTGCGCAATCGTCTGGACGGTTTCCGCATCGCATTTATCACCTGGGTTGAGTTCCACACGAAAGAGAAGTCCCCGAGGTTTTAGTCATGATTCCTTGGCCCCATCAGACCCGAGGCGTCCAGGAAGTCATCAATCTCACAATTGATGGCGAGCGCCGCATCTGCTTCACCAGCCCGACCGGTGGTGGCAAATCGCTCGTCATGCAAATGCTGGCCGAGGAATTCCTCAAGCTAGATGGTAAGGTCGTTTGCTACACGAACCGCAAAATGCTGGTCGAGCAGCTTTCCAAGGGATTATCCGAAGCTGGCCTGTATCACGGCGTAAGAGCCGCCGGCTACGAGGACGAACGGGAATACCCTTTCCAGGTATCCTCGATCCAAACCGAACATTCCAGGGTAACGAAGAAGAAAATCTGGAACCTGCACGATGCCAACTTGGTTCTTGTCGATGAAGCCCACCTGCAAAAGGAACAATCCGCCCGAACCATTCTCGATGCTCATTACCAGGCCGGCGCCGTCATCGTCGGCATCACCGCCACGCCCCTTGGATTGGGCGATATCTACGACAGGCTGGTAATTGCTGGCAACATGACCGAATTGCGTGCCTGCGGGGCTCTCGTGCCTGCCATGCATTACGGTGCCGATGAGCCAGACCTCAAGGCTTTCAAGAAACTCCGCGAAGGCGAAGACCCCAGCCGTGCGCAGCAAAAGTCAGCCATGATGACGCCAACCCTGTTTGGTCGCGTCTGGGACTGGTACGGAAAGCTAAATCCAGAGCAAAAGCCATGCGTTCTGTTTGGGCCTGGCGTGGACGAGGCGCTGTGGTTTGCCGAACAGTTCAAGGCCAAAGGCGTCAAAGCCGCCCACATCGACGGCAATGACGTCTGGATTGACGGAGCCTTCTACAAGTCAGACCAAGTCGCCCGTGATGAGGTTCGCGAAGGCAGCAAGTCCGGTGACATCAAGGTCGTCACCAACAGGTATGTCCTCCGCGAGGGCGTTGACTGGCCATGGGTTGAGCACATTATCCTCGCTTTCGTGGCCGGATCGCTCCAGACGTACATCCAGACCTGTGGCCGCGGCTTGCGAGCCAGTTCTGGCAAGACCCAGCTTATCATCCAGGACCACGGCGGCTGCTGGTGGCGGCACGGCTCCATTAACGCGGACAGGGAATGGACTCTGGATTTAACCGACGCCATAGCGTGCGGCTTCCGTGCCGACAGGATGCGGGCCAAGAAGATTGCCGAGCCATTCCGCTGTCCTCGCTGTGGGCGCATATGGATGAAAGGCACGACATGCTTGACCGCTCATGGAGGCTGTGGCTTCGAATTGGGCAACCGGCGCAAGTCCCGTCCCGTGGTAAGCACGGATGGCGAGCTGCGCGAAATGGTCGGTGATATTTACCGGCCCAGGCGTATTAGCAACGCACCCAATGGACAGGCATTGTGGGAAAAAATGTACTGGCGTTCGCGCACGACCAAAGGCGATAGGACGTTTCGTGCCGCCGCTGCCTTGTTCGCCCAGGAGTGGGGCTGGCCTGACCCAAACTGGCGATTCATGCCCATTGAGGAAAAGGACTGGTTCCGCCATGTGTCCGAAGTACCCAGGGAGAGATTGCGATGAAACGAAAAGAAGCTATCGACCGCATCAGAGCAGCATTGAGGATGAAAAGCGAAACGTCATGGAGCGTTCGCGGTGATATTGGCTCTGCGTATGGCTGGATTATCGTCGATGCTCTGCCAAGAAATCTAATCAATGGACGCATGAGTAATGATGATGCTAAGGCACTTGCAAACCTGTTTGGATTGGAAACGAATATCCACGGCCATCATTTGTTGATTTCTCCGGAAGAGCGCGAAGAGTATGTGCAACGTGCCGAATCGGCAGAGCCATGCGAATTAGTGGAGTAGTCACGGATGACCAGGGAAGAGTGCATCAGGAAGTACCACCACCAGCTTTGGGGCATCATGCTTGAGTGCTCAAGGTACAAGGGCGATTGTGCCGCCCGCTCCATGCTGGAGGAGCAGCTAATGGCCAAGATCGATGCATGTATAGCCAAAATCTGGTCCGAGTTCAACAAGGAGGCACCCCTTGAAAATAATCGACACCAAGCTCCTGCAAAGCCCGCGAAGCCTGCGTTGTGAATTCTGCGACCGCCTCTGCGGCCGACCAACCGAGCGCCACCATATCGTCTCCAGGGGCATGGGCGGCGGGTCCAGGCTGGACATCGAGGAAAACCTCATCGACCTCGGCGGCCCTTGGGACTGCGGCTGCCATGACGAGGCCCAGGCCGGCATGATAAAGAAGGACGAGCTATTCGCCCGCGTCGCGCTCCGCCTGAACCGGACCGTCGAGGACATAGAGGAGACGGTATATCACCTGCTCCGGGCCGATAAGGGGACCAAGCGATGACTTGCACCGGCATTTCGGCCAACTGGTGCCCTATCCACGGAGATTGCATCTGCCTCGACCCAGAGGACAAGAACGACGACAATTGTCCGCTCCATTCCCATGGCAGCACACACGGAGACGTGCAAGTTATCCAGACAGTTTGGGGACCAGTGGAGATTGAAGATGACGGTTTTTGAAAAGTTGGCCAGCGAACTCGGCCTGGGGCCGGTGGTGACGGAGTACCAGTTTTTGCCACCGCGCAAGTGGCGGTTTGACTACTGCTGGCCAGGAACCAGCGTAGCCCTGGAGATCGAAGGCGGTCTTTGGATTCATGGCCGGCACAACAGGGCCAAAGGTTTCATCGCCGACATTGACAAATATAACGAAGCCGTTATCCATGGCTGGCGTGTCATCCGATGCACTCCCCAGCAGCGTGATGACGGCTCGATCCTGGAAACCTTGAGGAGACTTGTGTAATGGCATGGGACATTTACGGCGAACCGTTACGGCGTGGTTTCTGCGAGGTTCACCCATGGGTGCAGCAGGGGTATCCTTGCCAGCTTTGCTACATGGAAGACGATAAACGTCGCCAGCAGAAAATTGATCAATCCGCCGCCAAGAAGGCCGAAGCGGAAGCTTACTACGATGAACTTTATGCCGAGCACCAAATGGAACTTCTCCAAGGTGGCAGCGGCATAGCGTGACGGCTCGATCCTGGAAACTCTGAGGAGACTTGTATGAACCAGCCAATCATTGAAGGTGGACCGAATCCGTGCTCGTGCTGCCCGACGATACCGACGCAGGCACCCATGGATAAAATCATTGCCGTAGGCTTTGGGTGTGCCCAAGTGACCAAAGACGGCGAGATGGTTCTAGACGGAGAACATCCGGATTTGGATGGCTACATCACCTTTGCCGACGCCGAGCGATTGGCGTCTCAAGATCCGGATCACGACTGGCGTGTAATCCTTCATGGACCGCTGCACGGCGAGACCTACCAACGACATGGTAATCTTGGCTGGCATTGCATTGAACGGAATGAAGGTTTTGCGTGACGGCTAGATCCTGGAAGTGCTTAGGAGGTTGGTGTGACCATTAAAGAGCTCACAACCAGGGAATGCTGCGATGCCAGGCGTGATCTGGTCGAGATCATTGGCCACCCGGTAGGACGCCCGTATTTCTTTTGCAAGCATTGCGGCCGGCACCATGTTGACCGTGGCGGCTCGGAACCAGAGGCTGAAGGTATTGTGCCGCTGCCGTGGCCATGGGAGGAAGTCTGATGGCTTGGATCTCAGACCATTGTCCAGATGGATTTAGATTTCTGTATCAAGCCATCGGTGCCCGGACCTGGCACGAGGCCTACGACGAGGTCTGGCGGACCTTTCGACGGACCGATGCCTACCTCGTCCGCGGCGTCTATCGGCGCCAGGGATACAAGACAGAGAACGATCCGTGGATCTTCGACGAGAGCGGCGGTTACCTAGCTTTCGTGCCGGGAAAAGAGAATTCCAGGATTTCCACTTGCAACCGGAGGAGAGTCGGGGTAAAACCATGACCAAGGAAAAACCCCAGATTGAGCTGGCCGGAACTGTTATTCCGGAGGCCCAAACTGGGGTTCGAAAGATACACTCAGAGGCAATTGTAGCAAGCACCTGCCCTACTTCAAGCCTTCCATATCTTTCGAGCCAAGTTTTTCCAGACTGCTACTCCCGACCATGCCGGTTTGCCCGGCCGTGGACAACCGCCACGATACGCCCTGAAAGGGCCGGAGACAGAATCCTGTTTTGCCTGGTATGGGGAATGAGTCCATAGCAAGCGGCACCCCGATCAAGGAGCTTGGCTGTCCAGGAAAGGCCCTGGCGGAAACCTGAAGCAATCCTTGCGTATGGCGGCAGGCGGAGCCTGATGGATGGGCTGACGTAAACTACCGGAATGGAGACCGGCGGCGAGGACCCCGAAGAAGCTGGGGAAGCTGGGGAAGATGCGGCCGAAAAGATGGCGCGTGTGGGAGGGGGGGCATTGCCTAAACAATCAGCTAACTTGACGATAGATGGAGTGGCACAATGAAGATAACCTGCGACATTGAAGAGGTCGAACTTGAAGGCGAGTACACGACAGTGGACGGAGTATGTGCCACTTGCTCCAAGTGCGACCATCAGACCGAGTCCTACGGAACCTCTGGAGCCAGCATACGCCGCTGTCTAGTGCTCATGCGTGAAGAATGCCCGCTCAATGAAGACAACTTCTATTGTGCCGATGGAGACGATGAATGACCTACGACATCTACCGCTGCCTGGGCCTGGACCACACCTACTGGGTAGGCGATATTGATGCCAGGGACGCTATGGAGGCGTTGGAAGCCGCCGACAGGTTGTACGGACAATCGGAGCATTCGAAGCTGGTGGTGGTGCCCCAGGACACCCAGGAAGGAGTCAGCGGACGATGACCACTGAAGAACGCAGAACACTTAAACCAGGACACGTTGTCAGAGTCCGAAACGACTTCGGAGAGACATTTGTCGCCACGGTCAAATACGCTCCATGGCAGCTTGGCCACGGAGATTGGGTTGTCGGCCTGAAAGGAAAGGCCGGCGGATACGACCTTGACCGAGTCATTGCATTTGACGGCGAATGAACCACTCACCCCAGGTTTCGGACTCGTTGTCCTGGGGTGGCTATCCGGTGTGTAGCCGGGTGGCGTCCCTGGCCGGTTCGAACTTAACGGCCAGGGTTTTATAGCAGGCGGGGCGGGGACGGTTACCCGCAGAGGACGCTGTGATCCATGACGAAGATTCCTTCAGAGAAAGCATGGGGAGCATGTCCGAAGGAAAATAGCAGGTTCGACTCCTGCCGCCTGCTCTACCCATCGATTCGTCCTGGCTTGTCGTCAGGACGGCCCGGCTGGTTCCCAGTGGCGCTGGCCTGGTTTTGAGACAACAGGCTGCGGTGTGGAAGGACACATACAGCCCTAAGAGTGTGTCTTGGCGTAGGCCACAGGTTAGCACACGACCTCGTGGAGCCGGTACTCAAGCCCGGCCAGCCTGTTTTGATACGCCGGCGTGTTGCCGGTTGCCAGCCAGGGATTTGAAACTGCCTTGGCGGCGTTGGGTCGTTCCGCAGCAGCAAACGGACCCATCGAGTTGCCAGGTCTCGGTTATTAAAGACTGGCTGACAGCCGGGAAGAGACCGGCATTTTCTCTAACAAGGAGGTTTCTAAAAATGCTCGTGCTAAACCGTCGTATCGAAGAGTCGGTCGTCATCACCGTTGGCGGGCACAAGGTTACCGTGACCTTGCTCACCTGCGCCGACGGCAAAGCCAGGTTAGGATTCGAGGCCCCCAAGGAAGTGCTGATACTGAGGAAGGAATTGGAATCGAAGGAGGAGAGCCATGGGTCATGATCGTTACTGGAACGTGAAGTGCACGGCCACACTGGCAAGCTTGATAGACTCCGTCTGCCACGCCGTGGATGCGTGTGACAATCGCATCGATATTGGCGTATGGTATGCCGAGCGGTTGGAGGCTGCGGCCAAGAGGATCAGGGAGTTAAATGTCGAGGTGAACCATGGACCATGAACAGCATCTCCGGGAATGGGCCGCTGAACCAAAACCTCTTGGCAAGTATTCGGCCATAGATTGGGATTCAATCCGCTGGGCACTCGCCGAAATCGACCGGCTCCGCCAACTGGAATCCGATTTACAGGTAGGTCGCGGCACGGTAGCCAACCTTATTGCGGAAATCGACCGCCTGCGCAAATGCGTGGCCGAACGTGACGCTGAGTTGGCGGATATGAGGCCGATGGAGTGAACCGATGGACCTTTCGAAACTGACTCCGGCACCGTGGACTGTTGATGAACGCGGATGGTGCGACGATGCCGACTATCATGAAAACCAAGAAGGCATTGCCTTGATGAGGAATGCCGCAGACGTGATGATGCGGCGTGGGTGGTGGCCGGTTTGCGATTCTGAAAAATGGTTTGTACGCGGAGAAGGAACCGGACCTCTCCAAATTAAAAACGACGACGGTCCATGGTCTGACCCATTCACCGCCCTGGTAGAGGCCGACCGATGGTACAAGGAAAACGTGGAGGCCAAACCATGACACACACGGAAATGATGGACCGGCTCAAGCACCTGCGAGACAATGCCGACCTCTTTGACTTTCTTGCAGCAGAGACCTTGGCCTTATCCCAGGCCATCGAGATCCTGGAACGCCTCGGACGGATGCTGCCGGAGCGTGACAAGGAGGAAGCAACCAATGCTGATTAGCGAAGTCATTGGCCGGCTGATGGCCATTCAAGAGAACCACGGAGAGTTGCTGGCGGTATGTTTCGATGAGTATTGCGGTGCACGTGTCGTTGGCAGCATAACTTACGAAGCCGCCGCAGAGGGATTTCCCGACCATGTGATGCTGCTTGGCGTTGAGCCGTTGAATGGAGGCAAGAAGACATCTTGAGCGCCTCCTCGGTGAGGGCCAAGGGGTGGTCCAAGAGCCATTTGATGAGTGACAGGTCGTTCATAACTGGTTAGACACGCAATTCTAGTGCCCGGTTCATCTTGGAGATAAACATGGCGAAATGGAAGATCACTTTGGAATACGAGAGCGAAGACGGCTGCAAATCGTCCGTGTGCCACGAAGACACATGGGAAGGAGATACAGACAATCCTCCGGAACTTACCTGCATATCATTGGATTTGGCAGCGGTTTTATGTGCCTTCGAACATGTTGGCAAGACGGTTCCGTGTGATGGGGACGATGTTCGTGATGCTTTTGTGGAGCAATTCGACCAGAATTGGTCATATTGGCCATCGGTTGAAAACCTATCTTAAGATGCCGCGAGGCCGCTGGGGAATAGGGATTTGCCGGGTCGTAGGCTGGAACTGCCGGACTGGTGGTTGTTGCTGGACTGGTGGTTGGGACGCGGGTGCGACATTTGTCACCCCCTGCCTGATTCGGTCGCCACGTCCATACGTGGCCACGCCCATGCCAAGAATTGCGAGCAAGGATGCCGCCACTCCCCTTGGAACGCCTTCCTCCTTCGTCATCGACTCCCACACGTCACGGATGCTGATCGGTATCGTGAGTTTGGAAGCTATCAGCCCAGGTGTCACTGGCTCATGGACAACTGTCTCGCCATGGAGGACATCGCCGATGGCCCCAGGAATAGGCGCTGCTTTACTACGCAGGAACGTCCAGATCACGTTGCCAATGTCTCTGGCCCCATATCTTCGCTGATCCCCTCGCAAGTCTGACTCTCGGCCCGTGATCGTCGAGACCTGCTCTCCGGTCCCCAGCCTGGCCATGAGCACGGCCGTCTGGGACAGGCCAGCCAGCGGGTCTATCCTGGTGTTGCGAATCTTGACCTTGCCGAAGTCGGAAGACCGTGGGTCAAAGGACACTGTCGTATCGTCACCGCCGGCAATCTTGGCGATGGCATAGAACAGGCCAAGCCCGGCCAGCGCTCTGCCGAACTCGCCGGCAATGGCCTTCCTGGTCCGGGCCGTGCCCTCATAGAACGGCACACCTGCCAAAAGCTGGAAGCGACTGAAGAAATGCTTGGGAGAGAAAAAGATACGGGCCATGCCAACCGCCGACTTCTCGAACATGTACAGGTCGCCGCGACCCGTGGAGATGTTGACCATGCGAGCGATAGCTTTGGCTTCCGCCAAGGTGGCCTTGCCATCAGTGCCCAGGCCGCCGACCAAAGATTTGAACCACGACAGCCGCACCAGGTTGATGAAGGCCGAGTACGCTCGTGCCGAGGCAGCCACGCCTGGTATCCGGTTTGTCCAGCGGCCGATGTGGCTCTCTTCCTGTCTGAGCAGATTCGCTTCGTCGGAAATGAACAGGTTTGCCTCCCTGGCAAGATCCATGATGGGGTCCTTGTTGATCTTCTCCATGATCCGCTGATGGGCCCGCTCGTTGAACAGTGCCTTGATCGACTCGGGGAAGATGCGTGTGGCCGCGTCGATGGGATGGGCAAATGAGTAAATGGCCCCCTGACGGAGACTGGCCGACAGGTCCAGTGCCGTGATGATGGCTCTGGAGGCGTCCCAGGTGTCTGTGAGGTTTCGCAGGGCCTTCTGCTGGGGCGACATCTGGGAATAGCGAAGTCCTTCGATGTAGCGGCTCATCTGCCGGCGGGCGTTACCGACGTCGATACTGGCGTCGGTCGTGTCGCCCATGCCGGCTTCGACTTCTGCGAGCTTCTTTTGAAGCTTCTCAATCTCGGCCTGGAGTGCTTTGACCTGGCTCATTTCATCGGCCGAGAGCGGCTTGCCCTTGGCAGCCTGGGCGGAACGGAGCAGGCCGGCCAGGGAGGCATCCTCCTCCATCAGCATGCGCCGCCAACGAAAGGCACCGCCAGCCTCGCTGCCGGACTTGTCGATGGCATCCATGGTCTCGTTGAATTCGCGTTGCCGCTGCTCCTGAAGGCGTTCGGCCTGGATGATCCGCTCGTTGTGGTCTGGGTCATTGCGCAGGGCCGGGTTTCTTTGTGCTTGGTCGTGCAGGTCGATAGCCTGGTTCGTAGCACGGTCCGCCGCATTTCTGGTGGCGATCTTCCTGCGCAAGAGTAATGCATTCTCGACGTCTCCAGCCACGGCTCTGGGGTTGGCATTAATCTCTGCCACCAGATTGGCGGCAGCCATGGGGTCGGCATCAAGGCGTTTGTTGGCTTCATTCATGACGGCCTGGTCGCTGGTGCTGCCTGAGATTTCTCGCGGGGCCATGCCCATGAGTTCGCGTTCGGCGTCGGAAACGGCATGAGCAAGTGCTGTCGTGTGCGGCCTGGGTGTGCCACCTGTCGCATCCTCCTGGCCGCCGCCGATGCTGCCCATGCGGCGCTCCTCGGCGGTCAGAGGTCGGCCGAAATCTCCTGTATCTCGGGCTGGTCCAGGGACTGGCTCGGACTCAACTGGTTCAGGTCTGGCGCCGCGTCCTGGAGTTCGACGAATGGCACCTGGGCCTTCTGGCGGCGATATTTCGGTGGCTTCGGGACCGGCAACTTGCCTGCCGCCTTCCCCTGTGCCCTCGCCAGCCTCACCTGCTGGCGCTTTTGCAGTTGCCCCAGCTTGAAACCCAGCTTGTACAGCTTCATGATCCGCGGGAGTTGTAGCTTCATTGGCGATCTCCTGAAGGAGAAGTTGCTTCTCGATGAATTCGTTCCAGTAGTTT